TACTGACCAGGGGTTTGGCCGATGGTGGTGACGTCGATTTCAGCGCGGCTGATCTCGAAGCTCCAGTCGCGGACTTGGCCAACGACGGCGAAGTCGGCGTAGTACACCTCGAACTCATTGGGGGCAGCTGCAGTGCCGTCGTCGGTGATGGCCAGAATGGTGCCGCCGGCAGAAGTCGATACGGTGAGCGCACCAGTTGCAGCGGTGTAGCTCAGGACGTAGTAGGTGGTTGCGGCGGAGATCGGCGCAGGAAGGGTGCCAGTGCCGGCTTCACCGGTTTGGCTGTTCACCACGCGGAACTTTACGGGGTCGCCGACCTTAAAGTTCAGGAAGGGCGAGACAGTGATCACATCGGTGCTGATGTTGACCCCGGATTCACCGAAGGTGCCGGTGGTGCCGGCGGGTTTGTAATAGAGGGCGCCGGACGTGCCGGACAGAACGGTGGTGGCCATAGGGCGTACCAAGTGGACGTTGTTGGGCGGGCACTGCCCGGCTTAATACAGGTTAGCGCCTGTTGTTAAGCATCACCTAGGACAAAACAGTTGCAACGTAGGAGCTGTCAATCCGACCCATGAAGTGGGGCGCATCTTCTGTTGCTGAGAACGTAGGGCCGTTGATTTCGCCTACGCGGAAAAATACGCCGCTGGTTGTTTTTGCGGAGTTATTGAGTGTCTCCAGTGCATTAACTGCTGTGGTGATCAGGGTTTGGTTGCGGGCTGGGCCTTTGCCTTTTTCCGTAAAAATACGGATAACAATCGCGCCACGGGCGTTGTCAACGCTGCTGGTAAGCGTGGGTTCGTTGGTAATACCGAAAGTAACATTGACGCGGACGTATTCGGTCGTAGTGTTAGGTGGGACGGCCGTGATGTTGTCGAAGTAGACGGGTACTGCGGGTACCAGTGCGCCAAACGCGGAAAGAAGCGGGTTTTCGACGGCTGCGCGGATTGCTTGGTAGTTCATCGGCCGAATCCTGTGCCTGGGGTATTTCCGCCGCGTGGACCTTGGCGGAAACCGATGCGGACACCGTTGCCGAGATCACGTTGCATTGCGCCACCGCTTGTGTACGTAACGTACCAGTCCAGAGGGGCCGTACTGACCGCAAAACCTTGACCGCTTGTAACTTGACCGCGCCTAGGCCCCGTGCGTCTACCTACAGCGACTGGCGTTTTTAGGGGCTCAAGGATATTGCCGGCATCGTCGTATTGTGTTTGGAAGCGTCCTTCTTTTAGATCTAGGGCTTCAGGCGCGTAGTCGGCGCCATTCACTATTTCGTAGTAAGTGCCGGAGCGAAATTTTGTTCTAGGTACATTTCGTAGGTCGTATTTGTAGATGCTGTTACCAGCAGAGCGGGGGCCGCCGGCGGACTGCCCTGGTTCGACCGCGTACCAGGCAGAGGAGAATTGACCGGAGTATGCGGGACCTTGTTCTGCCAAGCTATTCATTATTTCTACTGCAGCTGTACGAGCTGAGGTGGTTACAAGCTCTTTCATATCGTTGATTAAATTTTTGAAATCCTTGGCCATTATTGGGGCCTCACGATTAAGGAGTGGTAGACGGGGTTGTCGCCGCGATAGGTGGTGATGGCAATGATTTTGGCTTCGCGGGTTGCTCCAGCCTGCTGGTACTGGATGCGGTCGGCTTCGGTTGGATAGTAAGTGCCAAGCTCGCTGGTGCCAATGATGACTTTCAGGTCGGTTGTTTGATACAGACCTTCAGACTCACGAGGGCTGACGCGGGTGATGACAGCTTTGACTGTGACGGTGGTGTCGGAGCCTGTTACCGCTCCAGTTGTTGGGTTGTAGGTGCGTGGGGTGGCGGTTTTGATGTACGTGATGTTTTGGCCCCAGTCGGCAAGGACTGAGGTCGGGATTGGGGCGAAGGTGGTGTCGATCAGGCCCATGTCAACCACGACGGAGGCGGACGGCGTAATTAGTGGCGCCGCCCATGCAATAGGCGCCGAGGTAAGTCTGCAGCCAAGGGTACAGGTCAAATACGTTGTTCACCATGCCCGGTGTCATGGAGCTGGATTTGTACTTGACCTTCAGCTCGCCCAGTTCCACTTGGTCGTAAAGGCCGGTGGTGCCGGTGCTGCCCGTGATGGCGTCGGTGTCGTTGGCGAGGGCTCGTGCCAGCTCGTAGGTGGCGACTTTGATTTCTGTTGGGATGACGGTGCAGACCAGTTCAATGCCGTCGACCTCAAAATCCTCGCGGGGCCACTTCAGGGCTTGCGTCGTGGTGCAGCGGTCGCCGTAGAAGCTCAGGGCGTCGATCCAGCGGGTGGCGCTGATCAAGGCGCGGTTTTTTTGGTCGTCGGTTTTATTGGTCCAAGTGGCGGAGTCTGGGACCGTCTCGAAATAGGTGTTGGCAGCGGCCAGCGTCACGTAGCTATTGGCTGACGCGCCGGCAACAGTGGCATCAATGACGGCAGCCACAATCAATACATCCTTTGTTTGAGTCTAGCGCCAGTGCGTGATTTCCTTTGTTTGGCTGTTTCGCGCAGCATCATTGAGTGATAAACCTTTGCGCCAAACATTTCCAGTTCGGCTTGGGCTTCTAGGTGTTGACCGTACTGAACGTCAACAAAGCTGCGACAGTTATCCTGTAGTACGAAGAGACGCACTGTACTCATGCCTGCTCGCAAATCTGCTGACAGCCTAGAAGTAAAGGAACAATCTGCACCATCTGCATTGCCCGGCGACACCGTTCGCTCACTGGAGCCCGTTGCTGAGGCAATCCGCGAAATGTTTGCTGCAGGTAAAGATGCAGAAACGATCCAGCAGGAGCTGGCCGTTAGTCCGCATGTGTTTCGTGAGTTGCTCAGCCACTCCTACAAACTGGTGGGTCGTGCTCCAGAGATTTTTGACTATCAGGAGCGGATTCGGATTGGCGAGATTGAAGGCTGAGTAACTAGGTAAAAGAAAAGGCCCCCGGTTTGGGGGCCTTTGTTTTGGCTTGGCCTGAAAATCAGGCGTAAGCGGTGGTATCGAACGGGGTGTTGACCAGCAGGCGAGCGATGGGCACTTGCTTGGTGGTGCTGTACACCAGGCTCCAGGAGGCGGTGTCGGCCAGGTTGCCGGTGGTGGCAGCGTTGGTCGGGTTGTCGCCAGCCACGTTCCACTTGGTACCAGTGATGTGGTAACCGTAGTGGTAGTCGACAGCCAGGATGTCCTGCATCGACAGGATGTTGCGGTCTGCACCAAGGCGGAGATCCTGTTGGATGCCCTCGGAAACGACGCCGCTCTGGAAGAGGTACACGGGGTACTTCTTAGCGTGGGTCGAGGTGCCACCGGTCAGTGCGACGAGCTGGTCGTCGATCACCACGCGGAGACCAGCGAAGGTCGCCACTTCGGTTTGGGTCACGCCCACACCGCCGCCGCCCCACACAACGGCACCACCTGTGGACAGTGCGGAGGTGCTGAAAACCAGCATCCCGATCTGTTGGAGGTAGTACGCAACGTTGGAGTGCATTGCGATGGAGTCGAGGTTGTCGCCCCGCTCACCCAGAACTGCCTTGGCGGCCACCACGTTGCCGACGTTGATGAAGTTGGCCTCGGTCATTGAACCGGGGACACCAGCAAACGTCTTGTTGGTTTGGTTGGGGCCGAGCACGCCAGCACCGCTGATTCCGCCGAACAGACCCAGCAGTTGGGCTGCCAGGGTGGCGGTCTTCAGCTTGTTGATGGCAGCGGTCAGCTGGTTGCGGACGTGGCTGAGGGGGTCAGCGCCAGAGCCGAGCTTGCTCAGGTCGTCTGCGGCGTAGGCAAAGCCACGGTGCAGAATCGTCATGATCTGCTCGTCGGCAGTGACGTTCTGAGCGGTCAGATAACCCAGGCCACCGTTCCAGCTGGAGGTGGACAGGATTTGGGTCTCGGTGGGGGCGATGGGGTCAAAGAAAGGCACGCGCACGCGGGTGCCGCCAGCACGGGCATCAAGGGCAGCGTTGCGCTGGATGATGCCGCTCTGGACCCACTTCGATTGCTCGAAAATGCCCTCAGCGGTGTACTGAAGAAACTCGGGACGAGTTACAAGGTTCGAGAGAAAAGTTCCCCCGAAGTTGCTGTTAGAAGCAGACATTGGGTAGCTCCAGTGGAGTCAAGGTTGGGGAGGTTGCCCCACAGGGGCTAGAGGCCGGCCTCAGCTTTCAACAACCGGGCTTTGTCGGGGTCGCTGTTCAACATCATCATTTGCTGAGTGACGTTCCAGCTGTCCTTAGACCAGGGGTTGGCTTGGCCGGGGAGGGAGGTATTGCGGGCACTACCCGTAACACCCATGCCGGCACGGTTCGTAGCTGCAAAATGATGCTCGTAACCGCTGCCGGGGTTTTTTAAGTTGGCGATGTATTCACCAACTGGAACTTCCACGCCTCCAACAACAGCCACAGGCTGTCCTTCTTTAGCGCGTAGGTTCTCCTGAAGTAAACGATACAGCTGATCAGGTGCCAGTGCACCAGCTTGGGATAGTTGGGCTATCGCGGCGGATTTCACTTGTTCTTGTGTAAATCCTTGGCGGATTTGTTCCACTTCAGATTCTTTTGTTGCGAGCTGTTGTTTAAGCTCGGCGACTGTTTCTTGGGCCTGTTCCCAGAGAGTTTTGAACTCGCCGGATTCGGCCAGCTTTGCGGTTTTGGCGGATTCTTGCGCTAAGCGCAGGTCCTCGATTTGTTTTTGGAGGGTGTCGCGGTTTTCGCGGTCCTTGCGGCGTTCGGCGATCAACTCTTGGTTTTTCGCACGAAGCGCTTCGAGTTGGGCGGCCAGATCGGAGCTTTCAGCCACAGGCTGAGGGGCAACAGACTCCACAGGAGTTACTGGTGCTTGCTGTTCTTCGGGCACAGTTATGTGTTACTTGGACACTTATAGATTAGCAGTTAAGAGTTGAGTTCCTCTTCGGTTTCCTCCATGTCTTCATCGTCGCTGCTTTCGGCGGCTTCCGGTAACGCCAAGGCGTTTGTGGTGGAGGCTTCCAGTTCGTCTTCAATGTTGATGTTGTCAGGGAGGACTTCGCCGCGACGCAACACTTCAAGCAACATGGCGTCGCTGATCTTGCCCATCTGGTTTAGTTGCGCCAGTACAGACACGTCTTGGCCGATCAGGCGGTAATAGTCGAAGTCGCGGTCAATCGTGATTTCGGGGGGTTCCATGCCCACGTACTGGGCGGCGAAACCGAAGGCTTGGTTGAGGGCGCTTTCCAGTTCTTGGCTGATGATCGAGAGCACGCTGTTGCTTTGGGCTTGGTCGATGCGCTTGGCCTCGGCAGACTCGGCGACAAACTTTTGGCCGAAGAGTTTGGTGACGCCCAGCGTGGACATCTGGGATGCCAGCGATTCCAGTTCGGCCATTTGCGCGTCGAAGCTGGTGGCGTCGGCCTGCACGTAGTACGCCTTGTTGCCCGGTTGCATGGCGATGGCGTAGTTCACGCCCATCGTTGCGGAACCAGTCGTGTCGTCCCAGCCCTCTAGGACGAGGGTGGGCATGGCGGCAATATGCAGCGCGTGGATAAGGTCGGCTTGGCGTTGGTAGTGCGTGATATTGATGTTGGCAATGTCCAGCAGTGGAGGCTGGGATACCAGCAGGCCACGGCGGTTGCTGTAGATCGGGACCAGCGGGATTTCGTCGAGGCTGTAGCCGCCGGTGGCGGTGAACTCCACGAGTTCTTGGCCGAGGGTGTAAAGGTCGTAGCGGCCCGGGTAGATGACGCGCATTTCCTCGACCTGCTCTTCGCCGAACTCGTTAAGCGGGCGGACGTCGTAGTCGTGGATGCGGACCTGCAGCAGGCGGTTGGTGCCGGGCTCTTTGCGCCAGCCCCAGATCTGGGGGGCGTCAACGTGGACGAAGTAGGGGCGGCGGCCCATGGCGCGTTCTTCGGCCAGATTGCGGGCTTCGCTCGCTGCCGGGTAGTCAACAAGAATGGCGCTATGGCCGTAGGTAAGACTGCTTACCAACGCACGACGGGCGTATTCGTTGATGTTCGAGCCAAGCCCGTCGATGTTTTGT